TCCCGAAACGCTCACTTACAACATGTATAAGAACAAAGTTCGATCCGCGGCCGCGGTGGTTCACCACTTCCCGGAAGCGTGTGGCAAGATCAATGATAATGAGGCCTCATACATGCGATATCACAACACAACGTTTGTCGACCATGAAACCAGGATCAAGATGAGTTTTGGGAAGAGCGAACAGTACGACCACGTAAACGTCGACTGGTTGCATACTTCTGAATTCTTTGAAATGACCTTGGCACGCGGTAAGAAACTGACATTGACGTGGACTGAACTCGCTAGTGTGGGAGACACAGTTGCATACAGCTTCAGGTTGTGTACAAATGTAGTGTTAATGGACGGAGCACAATACGGACTGGGGTTGCCAACAACTGAGGCATCCCTGGCCCCGTGGAGTCAGACGTACAAAGGCACCGACGTATACGAACTGCATAACCCGGGCTGGAACAACTGGTGGGGTCTATCTGTCCCTACTAAGCAGCACCTCATACCCATCTATCCTTCAATCGCCATCAAATGTGCTACCAAACTGACTGGACGTGAACGCACGATCCAAACCCTTGCCGCTTACATCGCAGTAGTGGCTAGAGAGTACGCAGAAGAGCGTATGACAGAACACATTCCGTTCCCATTGATCTACCAGGATTCGATAGCAGCCACAGCTGAGTGGTCTTATGTAACGACGTTGCAGGACCAACTCACGCTAGTAGAGCGCGTCGGAGATAGGTACGGGTCTTTGATGACGGGACTCACCGAAGTGCTCAAAACTGGAAAATCACGAAAGTTTTACCAGCGGTGGTTTAATGATGGTCTGTCAGTCAACGCTTGCCTTGCGAATCTCGGGGATCCGATCTTCACCAACAAAAATCTTCGCCATTTCGGTGTCGCACTGTTCATCCTGATCTTTTTCGGGTTTTACAGAGTGGCACTGGCAGACGAGGACGAAGTTGTAGTCAGTAAGGAGCCATGGTGGTTACCGTACCTAGCCTTCTTCACAATCTCGTTCGCTATAATCTATGGCTGTGTGAGGCGCCGCGGAGATACATTCTCAGTGGCGTCTTATCGCAGTTACAATGACATATGCGAGCATGTTGACAGTGGGGTAGATATAAGTATGGAACTTCTTCGCGAACGCAACATTAGCATCGACACAACAGGTATTGGCACCTGCACTCCGCGCCCCGGTATAATATCAATCGGGCCACACATCAAATCTGTGTACCCAGGCGTACACCGTTCATGTCCCTGTAACATGGCATTAGCTTTGATCACCCGGCAAACAGTTCCGAATTTAAATTTTCGTCGAGCTGCTAGGTATCTAGGTTGGCTGTGTCGTACGGGGACCCCGATCGGCAACGCATGGCGGGCAGACACATTCGAAATCGATGACGACCCGTTTATCGTCCCAAACCCGGAAAGCGGCACAATTGTGTACACTGGCCGGAATAGTGGCGTCAAAACGTATCGTCTGTCGGACTTGAGTAGGTCTGTCAACATGGCATCTCTCGTGTACTTCCGCTGTGCACCGTTGTTCACCTGTCAAATGGTGGATGATGAGTATAGCGTGAAACGTGCTAGCTCCTATTCTCGTGGAGCAGATGTCACACTCTTTGATGAACCCATTTTTCATTATTGCTACACCCCCAGTATGGCGGGGAAATGTCACCTTGAATATAGAACTGATTACCATCCCAACCCGTTATTCGACCCCTTCGATGAGGACTCGGCTATACCGAGCCACCCCATTGCGGACGGTTGGTTTCGGGTCGATGAATTCGGTTTGGATCTTATTGGAATTCCTAACGGGGATTTCTCTGGGGTCTACGTAACTGGTGTCAACCCGCTGTACATTCTCCCAGTCAAGCTCGATGACTGGTTCAAGCCTTATTCTTTCCAGGATTGGGTGATGTCCTACGACGACATTCCGAAACGGGAACGTCTCATCCGGACTTATGAGAAACTGCACACAAGCGGCCTTTTGACCGTCCCAGAGCGCATGGATAGAACACACTCAACGTTCACCAAGCGCGAGGACTTGATCAAGGGCTTCGAAGTGGTCGGAGACTCACTGGATGAAAACGAACTCACAACGGATCGTGTCAGCGCGGCCAACGTCTACGATACCGTGGACGGGCACGTCGCAGACAAGAAATATCGTTGGACACCATCTGACCCGCGTGTGATTAATGGTATGGACCTCAGCGTGCAAGTCATTGAGGGTCCACACATCAAGGCAATGTCAAAGTTCGTCGCTAAAGTCTGGCTTAACGGTCAGGACTTGGGCAGCGGACAACAGATAACCTATTCGTGTGGGATGACTTCTGAGGAGTTGGGTGAGTGGTTTGATAATGCATGTGGTCGGTTTTCTGTACCGATATTCATCGAAAACGATTTCAGCCGGTATGATTCCACAATCTCTACGTTTCTCCTTTCCCTCGAACGGTATTACTACCACAAATTGGGGATGGAACGTGAGATCATAAACTCACTGACCCACCAGGACAGGTTAGTGGGGAGGAATTACACAATGGGCATGCGTTATTCGATGAGGGGCACGCGAGCGTCTGGTGACAACAACACCAGTGTCGGCAATAGTATCATCAATGCATTTGTGCACGCAGCACTCCTTCGTTCGATGGGGGTTAATAAATACTCGATGATCGTGATGGGGGATGATAACTTAATCATCACCGATCAGCGCAGCCTGGATGACGCCAGGTCTGAGCTGACCAGTAGGAATCCCAACATCACTCTCGAGGACTATATACCCGCATTCATGGCCGCGTATGGTCTAAAGTCCAACGCACTGTTGAAAACAAATCCAATGCATGTCGAATTTTGCAGTGGGCGCTTTTGGCCCATTCAATCCGACGTGCTTCGTGAAACAGTGTTTGGACCCAAGATCGGACGTATCATGTCGAAGGCATTCTGGGCACTCACCCCCATGCCTCGGGGGGTGAGTAGGGCAGCCTTTGCCCGCTCCATCGCGATTGGCCTGGTCAACAGCACGAATCACATACCAGTGGTTCGTGCGTTGGTCCGGCGAGTCCTGGGGCTGACAGAGGGTTGTCGCGGGCGATCGAGGGACCCGTATATTCGCGCAGCGCACAAACACGAGTGCGGCGCGAACGAGATCGAGGATCTGGTGGAATACCTTCGTTCAAAAGGTATTGGAGTCTGGCAGGCAGACATCGCACGGATAGAGCAAAACATCATGGCCCTGGAGAGCCTAGATGTAGCCATCTGTGATCCACTAGTGAATCAGATCGTGTCCCTCGATCTGTAGCCGTATTCTCGCCCCTTCGGCAAGGGCGTTCGACGCACTAACACGATAGACGGTTAGTGCCAACAAGAAGTCAACTTCCAATGGCAATCAACAAGATCACATCTAACACCAATGCGATCGCGCGCGTACACCTTCGTGGTGGGCGTAAGGGCAATTCATCAAAAGTTGTTCGGCAGGAACAAGCAGTTATCGACACGGTCGCTGCAATGGCACACAATCACCCCGCACGGCGACGGGAGAAGACTGGTTCCCAGAAACCGGAGCATGCGTGGATTTCACACGTTGCTCATGGTGATAAGGGCCAGTTGTCTCCTGACGCTTCTGCGCGGGTCGTACATGCCTTGCGGAGTCCGTCGAAGGTACTGCCTACGTTTCGGTCGGATGCAGTAGGCTTGCATGCGTCCGGGTCAGTGCAGCTCGTAACCGATAATACCGGTTGCAGCGGTATTTTCCTAGACCTCAATGTCCTCAACAATTGCTTCTCGTCCTCCCTGATTTCAGCGGTAGCGGCAGCTGGTAACGGCATACCGTCCAACTCAGGCATGACGTTCACCGGAAACACCATCACATCATGGGGCATTCCGAACAATTTCGGCAGTTTGTTTGGACTGATCACAACTCTCACCAGCAATGGTGGGAGTCAAAGTCAGTACATGATCAAACGCTGTCATATTCGGTATGTACCAGCAGTTTCCGGGTTCGCCAATTCTGGGCAGATAGGACAAATCCACACGTTTCAAGCTCCCGCGACCTATTCAGGATCTGCTTCAGCAATCACACAGCCACAGTTCGGCACTTCAGGACTCAATGGCTCAGTGTTTAATGGATTGAAATCAGATTTCTATGGAGTCACGGAACCATGGGAAAACACGCTAACGATTTTGGACTCAAAGATCGCGGCTCGACCACACCCCATCAGTCTTCCAGCACCCGGCAACACGGATGCATCGGAATTCGCGAATGGGTGGAACACTTTCTACCTCACGTGCACTGCAGCATCGCCCAATCTCACGGTTGGGACACTGTATTTCACGTTGGAGTATGATCTCATTCCCGTCACTGGTTCACTCTTGGCATCAACAGCTGAGGGTCAAACTAGTTTGACGAATGAGCATCTGGAAGCATTCCATTCACTCGTGTCCGGCATCCCAACAACACCTAAGGAACAGGAGAACATAGCACAAGGGGGTGGTTCGATCCCAGCAGGTCGGAGTATCCTTGGCAGGGTCAATGATGTATTGACGAACATGCCCGTAATTGGTGGCCCCTTAAAGGTCATCGAGAAGGGCTGGGCGTTGATCAAAGGATTATTTGGCAAGAAGAAAACACAATAGTCGAACAGAGAATACGTAAAATCGTCCTCCACAGAGGTAACCGCCTAGGTAGCATCGTCTTGAAATTTGCTACCTTGGGGCGCCTGTGGGCGCCCCAGAACCCCCGGCTTCGCGTCGTCACGAAACCCCACTCGCTTGTGAGAAACAACATAATCACCGAGTAGAGGAGACACCAACGCGTTTCTGAGGGACAATTGAACAACAAACCATAAACACCGCAC